CTTTTCGACGTGCTTTTTCATCGCTGACAGGATTTCGACGCGGTTGGCTAGGGCGGCGCGCATGTATTCGATTACCCGATACGCAGCCGGGTTTTTGACCTCAAGCGAACCGCATCCCATGTACGCCTGATAGCACTCCTTGGCCGTGAGTGCGCCGAAGTCGGGGCTAGTGGCCTCTGGCAAAAACCAGAACGTGTCACGCGCGCGCCCGGTGTCCGCATCAATTACGCGGGTAATCGGAGATTCCGCGCGCATCTGGAAATGTGACGCGCAAAGCACAGATGAAAAATCCAAGCTCGTTGTGTGGAATAGGTTTACAGTTTGATTCATTTTTTCGTTTGTTAATTTTTGCCGGTGATTAGCGCGCACCGGCTCGCGTAATTAAAGCACTTACGCAGTGATAAGCGGGAACTGGCGAGCGGTTGCGCGGATCATGCGGTAATCCTCGTTTGCCTTGGTATCGGTGACGCCGTTGCAGAGCACAAGGCCGGCCGAAACGCCGTTGCCGCTCAGCACGTTTGCAATCGTAAGTGCGACGCCAAACGAAGCCGCAGATATGCCGGTTCCGCCCGTGTAATAGCCTTCCACGGTGTGGTCGGCAATCGCGCCGTAAAAGCTCACGCCCACGGGCTCGCCCTCATGGTTTAGCGCGAGTTTTTCCGAGCCAGAAACAGAGCGCTCGTAGGACTGGACAAGGATTCCAGTCTCGGCAGAAAGGCCCCAAGAGAGACCCGAAGTTCCAAAAAGTGCGGCGGCCATAAGTAGTAAAAAGTTGAGGGTTAATCTGTATCCAAAAGACCCATACAGAGGGCGGTGAAAGTGTAAACGATTTCCCGGCGTGTCTCGTCAAACGCGGCCGGATCGCTGGCAAGAGAAGTAACCGCGTCGCATTGGATGAAACTTGAACTTGCGGTGATTGCGGATGCGATGGCCTCGGGAGACTGCCCCCACAAAACTGACTCAATCGCGCAGTCGTATTTTAGTAGCGTGTCGTCATTCGTGCATCGCGGCCCTTTGCCGCGCGTAGTCTTCAGGTGGATACGCACCCCGCACTCGTAAACGCCAGAGTTGTAAATTCGCTCACGCTCGCGCGAGGCATTGACCACCACGTACGGCGCCTCGATTTGCCCGTCTTCGGTGCCCGCCTTTACCGTGACACCCACAAGGGCCGGTAATGGCCGCAAAAGCGAAACAATCGCCTCTTCTAGTCGTCGCGTGAGCTGAGCTTTGGGCGCGGTGTGAATCATGATGCGTCTAGGTTCGCGCAGAAGATTTTGACGAGCGGCGAACCGGGCCGGTAGTTAGGGCGGGATACCTGGTATTTTTGCCCTTCGGCTTCGATTTCCTCGCCTTTTTGCGGTAGCTTTCCGCCGGGGAACTGGCGGCGCGTGGTTGTCAAAACGAGGTCGTAAACCGCAAGCTCTCCGCCCCCGTCCGGCGCTAGCTGGTAGTCGTTATCAGTCGCCCCAAACGTGCAAGGGATCTTTGGGCAGTCACCCCACGAAAAAAACGTGTCCGCCTGCCTCATCACGCGCTCAAAGTCGCGTTCCTGCATGTTGTAAATTGGCGAAGGCATTACACGAAAAACCCGGCGGCGCGGCGTTGCGCCATGCCGCCGGGTAGTTAATCGGTGGATACGTTAGAAGCGAAGGGTTTGGGTTACGCTTACGCCGGAGATGTCGCCAGTTCCGCCAGCGGCCACGTATTTGACATTCACATACCGGCCCACGTTCGAAGGCAGGCGGAAACGGACTTCCTGCGCGGCGATGGTCGATCCCGTGCCAGTGATTACCTTTACAAGGTTGGTCGTGGTCGTCGGGGTGACGGCCGCACCGCTTTGCACGGTGATCGTGAGAGTGTCGGCGCTGGGCAGGTGGGTAGAGGTAAGTGCGGGGATCGCGAGAACCAACTCGAACGACTCGGCCGTTACGTCGGGCGAAACCGCGCCAAGGTCGAAGTCGGTGCTTGTGACCGTGCCATCCGCCGTAGGAAGCGCGCGGGTGATGGTAAGGTCGAGGTCTTGAATATTGCGTGCCATGTTGTTTGATTTTAGATGGTTGCAGATTACGACTCGATTGCGTCGGTGTTGAGAATCGAATCGGTCGGGATGATCGGGATACCCATGTAATTCGTGGGATAATCCGCGATTTTGGCCTGCTCGTTCTTGCCGTAATTCAGCAAGGTGCGGGCGGTCTGTAGCTGGGTAACGGAGCGGCGGCTCGCGAAAATGGCATCAGGAATAACGCCCACGGGGAACGTCGCCATGAGGGCAGCAAGCAAGGCGTCGGTGAGTCCCTTATCGGTCTGCGCAGTGAGATTGGCGATGCGGCGCACGCTGTGCTCAGACTGGATCGAAAGGCCCATCCAGCTCGTCATGTCGGCGGCGCGGCCGGCGAATTTCTTGCCGTCGGCATCGGTCAAGTAAGTGTCGATGAAGGGCGAGAGCGTGAGGCCAGAGCCTTGACCGCCGATAAGCTCGGCATAACGAGGGCCGAACTTCACCGCATACACGGAAGAAGCGGTGTCGGAGGTGCTGCCGGTCGCGTTGACCGTGAGCGCGTCGCCGGTTACTGCGGTAGTGGTGCCGAACGGGGTAAAGGCCTTAGCGCCAGGGAATCCAAGCGCCTCGTTGGAGGTGCCGTACCAGATTTGCGTGCCAAGCTCACGTAGTGCGCTTTCGGCTACACCGCTGGCCTCAATCATCTCGTAGGCGGCCGGGCCGTCCTCGTGGGCGAGGGCGACGGCTTTATCCACCTCGACGATTCCGCCGAAAATGAAGCACTCGACGAGCTTCTGGGCGAATCCGGACTTGGTGGGGGTCTGACCCTGATTCGCGGCGCGAAAGCCGGTAGTGGGGAGAGTGGTGCGAAAACCGGTTTTGAAGCTCGTCCCCTTGATCGTGCGCATCGGGAAGCGCATGACCTCGGGAGCGGACTTCTGGTTCTCTTCGATAAGGCCAACGAGCTTGTCGTTGCCCGTCAGTTTTGCGATGTCGAGTAGGGTGGCGGAGGCCATAAAAATACGTGATTAAGTTAGTTACGAAACGGGGTTTGCTTTGTGCGCGGCAATGGCCCGTTCGAGTCCGGTGAGACCGGCGGCGGGGTTTGGCTTGCCTTGCGCGGCACCGGAGGCGGGGCCGGTTGGGAGAGGGGGCGAAATGCCGATTGCGGCTTGCATCTGCTGGAGGCGAGCGGAGGCGCGCTTTTCAACGTCCTGTTCTTTGGCGCGGAGGTCAGCAGACTCGGCTTGCGCGGCGGCAAGAGAGCTCTTGGCCGTGGCGAGCTCCGTATTCAGTGACTCGATACTGGCCTTGGCGGTCGCGAGGTCGGCGTTCAGCCTGGTGATAGTCTCGTTTGCGGATACGGTTTCGGCGCGCGAAGTAGCAAGGGCAGCGTTGGCCGTAGTGGCTTGCTCGTTGGCCGCGACAAGCGCCTTTTCGGCGGCGTCGAGTCGTTGAGCGGTGCTTAGAATTTGCTCCATGTAGTGATGGGTGAGTTAAAAAATAAAAGAGGTCAACACGTATTTGCTTTATAGATACGCCGTCATTTTTTCTTGGATACGGCGAGCGCCATTTCGTCGAAAGAATTTACTAAGTTGTCTGCAATCCCATACTTTACAGATTCCGAGCCAAGCCAAACTTGGCCTTCCATTTGCTCGCGCTTCACGTCTCCATTGCGAGATTCATCAACAAAAGAGCGGAACTGTTCACCAAACGAATCCACCATTTTTTGCATCTCGGCGATTTGCTCAGGCGTAAACCCGTCAATGCCCGCGCCCTTGAATTTACCGGATCGCACGACAAGGAACTCAACGCCCATGCGCTTCCAATACTCGGTGTCATCGGTCAAAACTGAATACGTGCCGATGCTCCCGATGATGCACGACGAGGTTACAAAAATCTCACGCGCCGCGCTTGTGATGAAGTAGCCAGCCGAGCCGCAAGTGTCGTCACAAAACGCATACACCGGCTTCTTTTTGCCTGCGGCCTGAACTGCGCGCGCAGCCTCTAAGCACCCGACCGCATCGCCGCCCGGAGTCTGCGAATGGATGATGATTTTCGACACGCGCGGATCGTCGCCAGCCGCCTTTATTTGCGCGCTGAAGCGGTCTGTGTCGGCCATGCCGTAGAACATGCCCAGCCATCCTAGATTTCGCGTGATTGGCCCTTGTAGCGGAATAACGCGCACGCCGTCTGCGAGGTCGTAAGGCTCAGGAATCTTGTTGCCCAGGTAGTCGGAATCCAGCCATCCGGGCCGGTCTTGTGATTGCTTCGCGTGGGTGCGGAAAACGTCATGCGCGCGGGCGTCGAATGCCAGCGCGCGAAGCTGCCGAGCGCCCACGTCAGTCAACGCAAGCGGGCGGAGTATCAGGGAGGCTAGGGGCGTATTCATTTCGTGGATTCGTCGTCTGATTCTTCACTCGTTTTCTTGGCCTCGGGGTCTTCGATTACCTCGGGGTCGTCTTCGGCATCGGCCTTTTCAGGCTGCGCGGCCGGCTGGTTGATGAGCAGCGAGCCGAAGCACTCGGGCCATTCTTCGCGCGGGATATTCGCCTCGGAGGCGATTGCACGCTTCATTTTGTGATAGGCCGCTTGCTCCAAAAGGTGCGTTTCCTCGTCTCCGCCTTGGTCGCGGATGTCTTGGATCATCGTGCGGGTTCCCGCGCGGATTTCCTCAATGTCCACGCGCCTGTCTCGCCCGTGGTCAACCGTCATCTTTTGCGGCAACTGCGGACGCCATAAGTAGTAGTCAACTGGCAGCGTAAATTTCACCCCTTCGCGCGTGTAAAGCAGGTCGAGCGCCGCGCCTGCGGATAGCGCGTAAACCACGATCTGTCTCCACGGCGTGGATACGATTTCCTGAATGTGTTCGATGCTTTTTTGATTCTGGGCCACATCGCGCCGCACATTCGCGCCGCCCTGCTTGTCAGACTTGTAGGCCTGTTCGTAAGTCCAACCGAGCGCACGGAAACACCCGCGCAAAATGCGCTCTTCGAAGTCGGCTTGTTGCGCGCTTGGCCGGTCAGCTTTGAGTGCCTGAATGTTGCTCCCGTTGATCTTAATGAACCGCGACATGCCGGCGGTGAATGTCTCAACGAGATTCTTCGGCTTGCCCGTATCCGAGCCGGCACTACCGGCAATCTCCTTCATACGCTGCTGGAGCGGTGACGGCGCGCCTTCCTCGTTCGCCTCAATCAGGGCGATGGACGAAAAAATAAGCTGCGCAATCTTCTCGTTTTGCCGCCACCCATGAACGTCCAACCAGTCGAGAATCCCGTAAACCAGCGGGGAAATTCCGCGTCCTTGGCTGAACCATTTCGGGTCATAGCAATGGCGCAAGCGGTCCGCCGAAATCCACTGGTCGTCCATCGGGTCGTCGGCGAGGTAGTGATAGGCAACGGGGCGCGAATACTCGTTGTATGCGATGCCGTTTCGTTGGGCCATGCCTGCGTATGGGCCGGTTGGAATTAGGCCGTCAAAACCGCCGCGCGAGCCTATGCGGTGCGACTCGATAAACTGGATAAGTGGATACCCGGCGGCATTGCTGGTTGGTAGGTAAAAAAACTCGCCATCCCTGCAAAAGGTCACAACCGCAACATACATGTCCACGGTGAGCGAAAACGGATGTCCGCGCACGTCGCAGACCTTGCCCCACTCGCGAATCCAGTCTTCGGCGGGTCGCGCGAACTCAGGGAATCGCCCCTTGTATTGAGGATTCCACGACGAGCCGACGGCGTGGTTTGCCATGTCGTTAATCGCGCCCGAAACCATCGGGTAAGAATTAAAAATGTGCCGCCCTGAATTCAGTAGCTCAAGGTGCTGCATGCGCCCGAGCATGTCCTTTTGATCGAGCGCAAGCTGCGGGCGCGCCGGGTATTGCTCATCAGAGCGCGATCCCGCGTAGGCGTTGGTGGCCACGCCAAAGCCGAACCAGCCCCGAAATAATTTGCCGATAGTCTTGAGTGCCATTTTGGGAATTAGTAGCGGCGATCAAAGCCGGCGGTTGTTACGTCTGCGGCCAAGCGCGTGCCGTATTTTTCTGGGTCCGTAAGGGCGAGCGAATACATGATTTCATCCGCCCACTCGGCAACGGTCATCTCGGGGCGCTTTGACACGCTCTCTCCATTGCTTCCCCAGCTCATAATCGACTCAGGCCCAGAGCTTAGCAACTGCGCGCGCACCTGATCACGCATGGCCTCCAAATCGCTCTTGGCGAACTGGAGGCGGTAGAGAAAGCCTCGGGTGAATGTTACAGCCATTCCCGCACTCTGTATTCACCATGGCCCTACGGTCAACCGTGTATTTGCGCTGGGGATACAAGGCGACGAAAAGCAAAAACCCACCGCGTAAACGGTGGGTAATGGCGGGCGGCTAGTGGCGCTCTGAATGCGCTTTCAGGTTGGCCCTCTTGTCGCCGGGCAATGGATACGATGCATCCGCGCCTTAACCAGTCAACGATTATCCGCGCGCGCTCGACTCCGATTTGATGCCGTCCGGCCGCGCCTCAAGAGGCACAACTCCGATGATTCCGGCGATGTCGGCAAACAAAGCCTGGTAGCACTCGCAAACGAACAAGTCGTTTCGGCGCGCGATCTGCCGCCACACCTTAACCCGTTGCCCCGTGCGCGGGATGTGCCAGTCAACGAGCTGTTCGCTCTCCATGTGCTTTTTGTAGTCCTCGGTGGTGTCGCCAGGTATCTCGTATTCGAAATCTGAGGACGTGCGCAGGTAGTGGAGCGCATCGCGGATGCCCTGCTTGGAATAAAGCACGAGCTGAATCGGCACCGTTGCGCCGGCCTTCGTTGTCGCGAAAGCCTTTTGCACGGGCGAAAATCGCCGCTTGGTTTTCTCTCCGTTCTTGCCGTCGTGAATGTAGCCGGCGCGATCCTCACCCTTTAGCGCCACGTATCCATATTCCGCGCACAAGCGGTATACGTCATTTGTCGTTAGGCCGTCGCCCGAGTCCACGGCAACGAGCATCGGATCAACCCCGAACTCCATGCGCAGCGCCTCGACCTCCTCATCCGTGTTGATTTTGCCCTCGAAAACCAGCGCAGCACGACCCGCCTTCCAGTCGCGAATCACTACCCAGTAATGCGGAGACTCGCCTTTCTTTCCGCCGCCGCGTTGCTTGTCGCAAACCATGAATCGGAATGTGCGATCCGGCATTCCGTCGCGTGACTTTATCGCGCCCTCCGTGATTGTTATGGTCGATTCTTTCGGCAGCAATTCCGCGTCGTCAGAGAAAAACTCGACCTCACGCTTTTGCATAAATGTCTTATACAGTGAAATATCACCGTATCGTAAAGCGCGCAAAGCGTTGTGGAATTCTTCCATAAGCCCTACCCACGGAATCCACGGCACGATAAGCGCGTTCCATTTCGCGCCCTTGTTCGACGGCAACGCCTTTGGGTTCATTTGCACGTAATTCCCGCCGTTTGCGAATTGCTGGCGCTCTTGCGGCGTATCCTTCCATCGGTGCCCGCACTCCTCGCACTCGTAGTACATCAGGCGCGCAATCTCGTTGTAATCGTAATCGTGCTCACCGCGCTTGCATAAATCAACCTGCCTTTCGTCGGTCGGGTCGCATATAAAAAGCCCGCCGCGCTTTCCCGGCTTCGTGCGGAAACGTGGCGATTGCATAGCTTTGCACGACGGGCAGCAAACGTGCAAGGTATGCTGAGACGACTGCCCCCACAGTGTATGCACCTCATCGCCGACAATCCCGGCCGGCGGAATATTCAGCTCGAACG